GTGGTCCCCGGCGCTACGCTGAACAACGGCGGGACCGTGCTGACGGTTCGAACCAAGTAACCGAACACCGTGAAGACCTTGCCCGACTTCACGGCTTCCCAACGGGCAAAACATGGAGGCCATTTTGGCTAAGACCCCGACCAATACCCCCGCCCCGATCAACCGCTCCAGCGCGGGCCTGCGGGATGCCATCTTCGACGAAATCGACGCCATCCGCGACGGGACCGGCAACCCCACCAGGGCGAACGCTGTCGCCAAGCTGGCGGCTACCGTCGTCGAAACCGTCCGCATGGAACTGGAGGTGCAGAAGTATGCCAACGCCTCCGCTGGCAAGGCGAAGGTCGCTGAACACATCAACGGCCTGCCGTCGCCGCTCGCGCTGGGCGTTGGTGCGTAAGTGATCCGGTTCCCCAACATGCGCCGCGAGTGGCAATCCCGCCGGGCGGTAGAGGATGCGCTGTTAGAGTGCGCCACCCTCGCGCATGTTGGGGAGGCCGATATTCGCGGCTTTTTGCCTACCCTAGAAGATTTAGACGCCGACTTGTTCAACAGGGGGCGCAAATACAACCACCACAACCCGCATCCGTTTGAATATCCGCGCCGTATGCACATAATACGGTATTCCCGATACGCTAAAACAGAACATTCAAATGAGTTTAATCCTGGAATGTGTTACATTGCGGCGTGTTCACAATTCGGGACACTTTGTCAACTATGCTATAAGGTTCACTGGTCATTCCTAATGCGGTCAATGGATCACGTTAGCCGCTTAATGACGGAGAGGCGAATTGCTGCGGATTGCGGAGGGGTCGTTCCTACCATCTGCATTGATTGCCAGCGCGCCTTCAGCCGCGTTGGGCGGAACCTTAAAACCGATGACGGAGTAAGCGAGGCGCTTTGCGCGGTCTATCGGCAAAAAGGCTTCGTGGAGCGGGTCAAAGAAAACGCGCCCATCGCCGCGACTCTCAGGTTTCACCCGCGCAAGCCTCTTGGTCGAGACGGAGACGTTTACGTATGAGCCGCCCCCTAATCATTCTCAACACGCCCGCCAACCGTGAAGCCGCTGCGAAGTGGTGCAGGAACGCGCCTGACGGAACCCAGGTCGAGTTCCGGGAGAAGCGCCGGACGGACGATCAGAACCGCCTCATGTGGGCGGAACTGACGACGCTCGCTCGGCTTCGCCCCTACCACAACGGCGTCAGGATGAGCCCCGACACCTACAAGTGCATGTTCATGCACGTGCTAGGCCATGAGACGCGGTTTATCCCGACGATGGACGGTGACGGCGTGTTTCCGCTGGGGATGCGGTCCTCCCGCCTGACGATCCCGGAAATGTCGGATCTGATCGAACTGCTGCACTTGTTTGCGGCACGTGAGGGCGTGACGTTTGAGAAGGACGCGGCATGACCCCCCGCACTCTCACAGCCGAGAGCTACCGGTTCGCAGCCGCTGCTCATCGAAGCGAGGCAGAGAACCGCAGACGCTCGCCGCTCGCGTTTCAGCGGGCCTTTGCGGGCGTCCTCAATACCTGGGCCACCGCCGCTGACGCCAGAGCCGACAGCCTTGATGCAGCCGGGCAACCTGACCTGTTTTCTGAACTGGAGAAGAGATGACCGACCTCCCCGAATACCTGGAAGCGCGCGAACGGTTGGCGAAAGACCTAGCCGATGACGAGCGCGCCTATCCGGGACGGTCCTTCATGCTGATCTATCGGAACGACCTCCGCACCCTCCTCGCTGGCCCTCCTGTAAGCAGAGAGGATGTGGCGAGGGCTTGGATGGAGCGCCAGCTTGGCGAGGGATGCCCGGTCATTCGGGAAGACCTCTTGAACGCTGATCGCGTCATCGCACTCTACCGAGGAGAGGCGAAGTGACTGGTTCAGATCAACCCCGGCCATCCGTGTCGGACGTCATCGCCAGGCTGGAAGCTGCGACGGGGGCGGATCGGGAACTGGAGAAACTGATCGCGCTCGCGTGTGGATGGTCAGCGCCCGACATTGATGGCGTTTGCGGGCCGAACTACGACAAGCGCGATGCCTATAAATGGCGCACCCCCACCGGCGAGGCCTTCGGCTGGTTTCCGCCCGCCTACACCGCCTCCCTAGACGCCGCTCTCGCCCTTGTAGGAGAGAAGCTGCCGGAGTGGTGGCCGGAACTGATCCTGCGGCAGTCCGACGCGAGCGCCAAGGTTTGCGCTGAGGGGAACCGCGCCTTCTACGCCAAGGCCCCCACCCCAGCCCTCGCCGTTCTCCTCGCCCTCTTCCGTGCGCTCCCGAGGGAACATGACTAGGGCGGCGACATTCAAGCAGGGCGACGTTTCCAAGGCCATCAAGGTTGTGGAAAGCGGGGGCAAGTGTGTCGTGGCTGTGGACTTCCCGAAGGAAGGCGGGTTTCGCCTATTGCTTGGCGAACCAGTTGAGGTTGCCCCTATCCGCCGGAGCGGCGTGAACGAATGGGATGAGGTTCTCGCCATATGAAAGCCGTGGCGAAGATTGACCTTCCTTACGTTCAGGTCTTCCGGGATCGTCACGGGACGCTTCGCCACTACTACCGCCGCCGTGGTCACACGACGACCGCTCTACCGGGTCAGGCCGGGTCTGCCGAGTTCATGGAAGCCTATCGGGAGGCCGAGGCCAGAACCCGCCCGCCCGTCGCTCAGAAGGCCGTCCAGCCCCGATCAATCCACGCCCTGGTGTCCAAATACTATCAGTCAGTTGATTATCTGGATTTGCGGGAAAGCACGAAGCGCGGCTATCGCAACATGCTAGACCGCTTCCGCGAAAAGCACGGGGACAAGGGCGCCGCCAGTATCGAGCCCAAACACTTAGAAGCCATATTCCTTTCAATGGCCGCTACGCCCGGCGCGACCGTCAATCTTCGCAAGAGGCTCCGCAAGGTGTTCCGCCTCGCCGTCAGGCTGGGCTGGCGGTCTGACAATCCTGTTGACGCAACGGAGTTCCGGCGCAAGCGGTCGGGAGGCTTTAAGCCGTGGACCGAGGACGACATAGCGGCCTATCAGGCTAGATGGCCTACAGGGACGCGCGAGAGGCTTGCGCTGGCCCTGCTGCTATACACCGGCCAACGCCGTAGCGATGTGGTCGGGATGGGGCGTCAGCACGTCTCAGCGGGTCGCATTAGCGTTCGCCAGCTTAAGACCGACGCGCGGCTAAAGATCAGGCTGCACCCGGCGTTGCTGACCGAGATCGAAGCGCATTCGGGGATGACGTATCTGACGACGCACCAGGGCGCCGCGTTCACTGCCGCAGGGTTCGGGAATTGGTTCAGGGAAAAGGCGCTAGAGGCCGGGGTCAATAAGACCGCTCATGGCCTACGCAAAGCCGCCGGTCGGCGCATGGCCGAGGCGGGATGCACGGCGAAGGAAATCGCCGCCGTGCTGGGGCATCGGACGCTATCCGAAGTCGCGCGATACACGAGCGATGCCGATCAGGTTTTGCTCGCTGATTCCGCCGCCGATAAACTGGAGGCGAACGAAACGGGACGGGCCGGTGTCAAACCTGCTGTGTCAAACCATTCCTAAGCCCAACGCCATAAGGGGTTTCGGGGGAGGGTGGTAGGCCCGGAGGGACTGTCTGAATTGAGTGAAATCAACGCGGTGCGGTGTCAAACCCCGTCAGGCGACCCCAACCCCCGCTTGGCGTTGCGCGGGGAGTGTCAAACCTCTAGCGCCCGAATTGCCACCATTTGCGCGGCTTCACCGTAGCCGCATGAGCATCCACCAGCGCAACCACGCCAGCGCGCCGGGCATCGCACACGGCGACCGCCGCCTCTTGGCGAACGATGAGCCCGCCCAAGTCTCCAACCGTCTCCAGCGCCTTTAAATCGGCCCTAGCGCACGGCTCCCGAAAGGTCGGGGGAATGTTGATCGTCACCGGCTGGGGATTGCTCGCGCATCCGCTCAAGCTCACCGCGAAGGCTAGAGGCAAAAGCAGGATCAAGGGGCGCGGCGGCGCCGGGTGCGGCCTGGACAACATCGACTGACCTTTCAGCCTGGGTGCGGATTGTGACTTCGCTGCGGATCACACGTTCCGCAATCTCGCCGGTCTGTTGATTGAGGGAGGCTTGTTGCTCGGCAGCGGTCACGCGGGCGTTGGCATTGGCGAGCGCCTTGCGGGTCCACCAGACGTAGGCGCCGCCCGCGAGGATAGCCGCGACGACCAGCCCGGCGATGATTAGGCGGGCCTGCGTAATCACGCGATGCCCGGCTTGTAGAAGGTCTTTCCGTTGACCTTGCGAGCGGTCAATTCCTGCCCGCGCTTGCCCGGCCCGAACCCGACGTGAACCCAGCCGCCAAACTCTTCAATGATCTGGTCGAAGTCCGTCAGGTGCTTGGCGAGATGCGAGGCAACCTGGCTGGGCGTGCCGAAGCCGGGACAGGTGAAGTCTACCGCGTGGCCGGTCATGTGTGCGGAGTTTTTCGAGCCGCCCACGGCAGCGTTGACGGCGGGAGCGCGATAGCCCGACAGGATGGTGATCGGGTGGCCCAGCAAGTCGCGCACACCCTCCATGCGCTTGGCCGTGGCCGTCAGGGTGGCGAGGGCTTGCCCGGTCGGAACATTGGACAGGCCCTTGCGAAGAGCGGCATTTGATACCGTCATTTCGGCAAGCGTGAAATGGTCGGACAGCTTCATGGTTTAACCTCAGTGGTCGTGGTCGTAGTGACGGTCGCCTTCGGGTCTTCATCGTCCCGCTCAACGTCAGCCTTGAACCCGTCTTTGCCGCCGCTGATCCCCAGCTTCATGCCGGTGATGCAGACAAGCGCCACCAGGACCATGAGAGCCGCCGCGAGTTGGCCTTGCCCGAGCAGTTCAAGCTGCAACGGCGCCGCAGAGGCAGGCCACGGACCACGCCAGATCACGGCCCCGTAGGCCATGAACACCAGCGTCAGGGCCATGCCCGCGCCCGTCTGAGCCCAGAACCGGAGCGACCCGGCGAGGAGCATTGCAGTCCAGATACGCGCGATCATCCCAGCGCCCTTTTCATAAAAGCCCGACCCGCCATAAATGCAGCCGCCGCAAGGCCCGCCGCACCGAGCGGGAGGCCGACCGCAACACCCCAGGCAAACGCCAAAACATCCACGACACGGCCACCCCTATCAAAACGCCCTCAGCGAGAAACAGGAGCGGCATCATCCGGGGTCAGGCTCAACGTCCACCACGGCAGGCGCGGGATGTGATTTCTTGCCCAGCCGGGGGAGCTTCACCGCAAACCCGGCGGCGTTCATGCTGGCAATCCATTGTTTCCGGCGGCGATACCACTCAGCGTGACGGCGTTCCGCCCAGCCGGGGACGGCCATCTCTTCGGGTGTCGCGGGTTCGAGCCACGGCATTGCGCCTCCAGCGAAAATAGTTGCGTAAGCTAGTTGACGGGGTGTGTGGGTATGCTAGTTTACGTCATCAGCCGGGCGGGAAGCCCAACCAGGAGCCAAGCAAATGACCACCTTTGCCATCACCAACATCCAACGCCGCGACGTAAATGGCCGCTTTATCGGCCTTCACTCGGACATCGAGATTGACGCACCAGAAGCCGATTTCGAATTTCTGGCGGTCTTGGTCCGTGACCGCATTGGCGGGGCCGGATACCCGTCCTTTACCTTTGAGCGGGGACGGCTTGCCGACGCTTACAAATAGGCCATTCCCATCGCGGATAACCCGCCCTAGCCCGGAGCCGAAAGGTGGCCGGGCTTTTGGGGTAGGAAAAGGAGACTTAAAACAATGCCCCGAATTGAAATTGACTGGACCTATGGTCGCCCGCACACCGGCGCCGATCAGGACGAGGCCCGCGCCGCCGAAGCTGCCGAATCTTTCTTGACCGCCGCTGGCGCCAACTACGCCGAAGCCGAAGCCGAGTATCAGCGCCAGTGGTGCGAGCTTGAAGACGAAGCCCACATGACCGGCCTCGCGCTGGTTTGGATTAACGCCCGCCGGGCTGCCGACGCGGCCCTGACTAGCGGCTGGCACAACACAGACGGCGCCGCCTGCGAAATCAGGGCCACCCCATGATCGCCCGCCAACTCGCCTACAGAGCCCGCCGGGTTGCCGGTGGGTTCCAACAAAAAAGCTTTTTCCTGTCACCGGAGGCCGTGGCAAAACTCGACCGGCTCGCCGTGGTCTACGGAAGCGCCACTAAGGCCGTGGAGGCTTTGATATTGGCCGCTCCTGATTAGGCAGGCTCCAGCATCGCGGCAGAAACCGTGTAGCGTTCGACTTCGCCAAATTGAGAATGGTAGGCAGCGGCCCGCGTGTCTCTCAGCGAGCGGTAGCCCTTGAAAGAGTGATAGGGGTCTTTCGGGGCGAGGGTCCGCAGGCTTTCCACCCGAACCCCGCCGACCTCTTTTACAACGTCGTGGTGGATGTGGCCGGTGTCGATGTAGCGGAACACCGTTTGCCCCCAATGCTCTGAGCAATCGACGGCCATCAGCAGGGGGAGGGCGTCCATCTTCACCCGGTCGCCGTGGTGAGCCCCGAACAGGCATTTGCCGAACCGGTGATAGCGAAACACGCTAGGCCCCAGGTCGATTTTGACGCGCGGGTCACTCTCGAAATAGAACGAAAGGGCCAGCGCCAAAGCAAAGGCGGAATCTGGGTCGTGGTTCCCGGCGAGCATCCACACGATAACTTCGCCGTGCTTCTCCAGCGCCCGCTCGATGACGTAGCGCCAAGCCCGAGCCGCGACTAACAGCGCGTGGTGGAAGCCCCGCTTATCCACGTCCAGCGGGTTCTTATGGCCCGGCGTGAGCGCGGAACTATCGTTCGCGTGCATCGCATCGCCGATGATTTCCACGATGCAGGTGTGAGCGTTCGGCGTGACCGACACCAGGCGGTCAATCCCCGCCCGCGTGATCCTGTCCGCCTCGTCGGTGTCGAACTCATCGCCCCCGGCTTCAGGCCCCGACGCCATGCCGAAATGAGGATCTCCGAACTTGTATATGACCAGCAGGTCAGTCCGCAGGTGGACCGGTGCAACAGTGAGCGGCGCCCGGCCCCTTGCCTCTCGACAAAGCTCTTCGACGAACTCTCGCAGGATTTCCGTGCGGCGATCATCGTCAGCGGCAGACTTGACCCATTGCCCGCGAGGCTTGCCCTCCTGGTCGTAATAGGTCGAAACGCCCCGCACCCTGAACCCGTCAGGAACCGTGTGCGTCATGTCGTGTTCGGGACTATGGCCGGCCATCGCCGCCTTGGCCGCGACCGATTTTAGGGCGCGGGCGATGCAGCTATGATGGACGCCGAGCGCCGCCGCCGCAGCACGAAGAGAGCCGTGCTTTTCAACGGCTTCCAGATATTCCCATTGTCTGTCTGTAGCCCATTGCCGCAGCGCCGGGCCGGTCACTACGTGTCACCCTGCGTGCGGGTGCGGCGACTAGGATTGGCCGGGACAAAATACCGCTCGATAAGGTCCGTCAGGTGCTTGATTTGCTCTTGCAGTCTCACGACCTCGATAGTGGTCGCGCTCTGCCCCTCGATAGCGGCCCGCAGAGCCGTCGCCTGCGTCTCCGACAGGGTGGTCAGGGCGTTGACCCTCCCCTCTAGTCGGACCAGCCACACGACCCCTCCGAGGGCTGCAATGGCCACAGTAATAAGCTCACCGGAAACAGGCATGGGCATCGTCCACTTTTTGCAGGTTCATGGCGTGCGGTTCCTAAACCGCCGGGCCTAGTCAAAGTGCCAGCGGAGACGGACTTCGCCGCGTCCGCCTGCGCCGCCAGCGCCGCTGTTAGAGCCGTTGACGCTGGCCCCGCCGCCCCCGCCGCCCCCGCCCGGAGCGCCGCCCGCACCGCCCGCACCGCCCGCGCCGCCAGCGTTAGCGGCCCCGCCGCCACCGCCACCGCCGCCGAAATGAATGGCCGTGTCCGTGATGTCGGTGCCCGCCGACCCCACTCCCCCCGCCGTGCCTCCGGCGCCGCCGGTCCCGACTGAGCCGCTGACGATGACGGAGCCCTGCCCGCCCGTTGCGCCCGCTCGCGCGGAGTTGCTGGTATCGATGCCGCCCCCGGCGCCGCCCGCCCCCATAACGCCCGGATTAGGCGCGCTGGGCGTGGCGCCGATTGAGCTGTTGCTCCCGGCGACAGCCACGCCGAAGACCTGATAAACCGTCGCCGCCCCGCCGGTTCCGTTTGCCGCCGATCCACCATTGCCCTTGGTCGAAGCGGGAGCCCGGATAAGCGTCGTCGACCCCGTGCGGATTTCGCTTTGTCCGCCGTTCGTCCCACCGGAGCCCGACGTGTCGTCCGCTGTGATGGCGCTTTCACCCGCGCCGCCGGTCCCAACAATTGCCGAGATGGTCGAGGCGCCACTGATTGCCGAATAGGGCAGGCGCCCGAACAGGTAGGCGCCGTGTGCGCCACCCCCGCCGCCGTAGCGGGCGCTGCCCGCTGCCCCGCGCCGCCCGGCCCCGCCGCCCGCGCCGCCACCAATCACAACATACTCCACCGCCACGGTCAGCGGCGGGATGGTCTTCGCCGTCGTGCCGGTCGCCGTGACGACCTCGCGGAAGGGCTTGATGCCCCAGCGTTCGATGACCCAGGCCGACGACCGCCAAACGGCCAGCGCCCAATCGCTCTGCATGTTTAGCCATGCCAGGTCGGTCCCGGCGCTGGTTTCAAGCGTGACCATGTTCGCCGTGGTGTCGGTCTTGCGGATGAAAACCCAGTCGCCCTCATTGCTCGCCGAGGCTGGCAAGCTCGCCACAATGGCCCCGCTGGTCGCGTCCGCCTGAATGTGCTTCGAGAACACCGCACTCGTCAGGCTTGCCGTCGCCGACAGGGCAGAAGCCGCCAGAGGCCCGGCGTCCCCGCCCGCCGCCGTGATGGTGATTGTGTCCGCCCCGTCGTTTGGGGTGATGGTGATGTTCGTCCCGGCGACCAGCGCCGTCCCGATTGTGTCGCGGATTTTCTCGGCATTTTCGGTGCTGTCCACAACGAGCGTCTTGATCTGGGTTCCCGTCACCTTGACGTTGGACCCGGCCTGAACGCCCCGAATAAGTTCGGTGCCGTCCAGTGCGGTCGCGGCGGTTTCGTCGGAGGTCTTTTTGTCGGCCATGATCAGTCCCTGATTTCGTATCCGCCGTCTTCGCGGAGGGCGCGGCCCCCGTCTTCACGAAGGGCGTAAGAGATGGGGCGAGCCCCGAGGATGAGAGTTGCGGCCAGGTCAGCCCGGACAAGCTGCCCAAAGGGCTTGAGGTGGATGCCGTCCGTGCTGAAATACGAACTGGCCGTGGTCATGGCGCCGGTCGCTTCGGCGTAGTCGTCCAGCGGAGTCCCGGTGATGTCCGCCACGCCGTCGATGAGCGTTCCCACCCGCGCGAGGCGGTTGGCGTTCAGCGTCTGACGGAGCGGGTCGAACGTCGCATCGCCGCCGCGAGCGATGGTCATGTGTTCGAAAATGTAGTCCGCCCCCGCCGCCCGAAGGCGAGCCCGCGAGACATCGTTCAGCAGCGTTTCGTAATCAGCAACGCCGCCCGACTTGATCTGGTTTTTGTTGTTCGTGCCGTCGGCGCGGAAGACAATCGACAGCGCCCCCATCTGCTTGCAGGCGGTGATCGCCGGGATGACCCGCAGCGTCTCAAAGTTGATGAAATCCTCGCTCGTGCCGTTTGAACTCTCATAGCCGTTGGCGTCAAGGTAGAGGTATCCGCTCCCGCCGTTCGCGGTGTTCACGATGATCAGGCGGGGGTCGAACAGCCCCGCAGCGTCCTCGAACAGCGGATAGGGCCATGATCCATAAGCGGCGGTGCGCCACGCCGTGAGGCTGTCCGCGTCGGCTGTAATCACCACGTCACTGACCTGGCCGAGCGATATGCCGCGATAGTTGGCCTCGCCGCGCCAGTCGGCAATGCTCTGCGCGATCTCCGGCTCGCTGAGCGAGCGGTTCCAGAACCGCAGGGCATAGAGGCGGGACTTCAGGCTTGTCGTGGGGTCGTAGTGGAAGCTCCCGGTCGTGCCGTTGCACCAGAGGCCCTTGATCTGGATTCCCGACCAGGGCGCCGAGGTGTGGTCATAGAGAACGCAAAGCTCCTGTAGGAAAACCTTCCGCGCAACCTGCCCGTAAATCCTCACGGTGTGGGTGATGATCTGGGCGCCCATGCCGAAGAGGTCGGAAATCCCGCTTTCCCAAGCGGTCGACTGGTCCGGACTGATAAACAGCTCATTGCTCTGGTAGGAGCCGAGGGCGAAGGTCGAACTTGCCACCGACCCGTATTCGTCGTCAGTGATGGGGGCGTAAAAATAGCGGGTGGCCGTCGTGCGCTCCATCTGCGCGACGATCATCTGGACCGTGACTTCGGTGTAGGTTCCCTCCACGCCGAGATAGCCGCGAGCCGTTCCCGCGTCGTTGTCCAGGTATTTCCCGCCGCCGCCGGTCGTGCAGGCGTTGGTGAACCCGTAGTTCGCAAACCAGTGACCGTCGCGGCTTTCGGTCGTGTAGTCGGGGAGAGCCGAGGCTGTCAGATCGGCGTCCCGGTAGAATTGCGGGTCCGTCAGGATCAGGTCGAAGTCAGGGGGCAGGATGCAACTCACCGCCGCCGTGGTCGATGTCGAGCCGGAGGTAATCGTATGAAACTGATCGGTCAGTTCAACCGCCGACGCATCCTTGACGGTGCATGTCAGCGTAAACTGCCCGAGAGCAAGCGCCGGGTTGCCGCTTACCGATGTGTTCGTGATCGAGATCGTGTGCGTGCCGGATGTGTAGCTACAATAGGCTACCCCGGACGTTCCGTTGCGGGTGTTCAGCGCAGCGTTGATCAAAATGACCAGTTGAGCGCCAATTTCCGCGATCAGGTTATCCGTGCCGGTCGCGGTGAACGACACATCAAACGCCGTGTCCGCCGCCTTGATCAGCGTCATGCGGAAAACGTAGGGGCCACCGGCCAGCGCGTTCCAATCCTTCGGGTTGCCTGCGTCCTTGATGTCGGTCGTATAGGCGCTGTTGTAGGTCCAGGATCCGACGACGTTGGCCGAACTTCCGAACGACGTAGCCGAGCAGGACTGCGAGACGTATCCGGGCGTGGACTGCCCGATCTGCAACGACTTCGCCAGACCATCCGACGTGATCGCCTTCACGCCCAGCTTGACCGTCTTTCCGGTGTCGTTTGATGCGCCGGGAGCCGACGCCGGGATCAGCGCGATTTTCTGACCTGGGCCGAACCGCACGCGATCCCGGCCTGCCCCGTCCCAGCCTCGCTGAATCGTCGCACCGGTTCCCGCCGTGTGGCGGATGTCCTTGTGAGTGATGATGTTTTTCGTCGGCGCTGACGCGGTGTTTTTCCCGCGAATGCGGCATCCGTCCGCCAGATCGGACGCCCAGACCTCAGCGACCAGGCCCTGATCGAGCGTCCTGATCGCGAACTGTGAAGCGACGCCCGTGCTCATGCGTTGCGCTTCATGTTGTTCGAGAGCCACGCCTCGATATCGTCCGTTCCCCAGACGATGCAGGAAAGCGTATCGACGGCGCCCGGCGCGATGGACAACAGCGGGGGCGTTCCCCCGGCGAACTTGTAGGCGCTGCCAAATGTGCAGGCGCGCGAGCCGGTGCCGTCCTGCGTAATGCGAATAACGAACGTCGCGCCGTTCGATTGGTTCGTCGGGTTGGCCAGGGTAAAGCTGCCCGTCGCCGTGAGGGTAAACGCTTTGGCCGTGTTGAGGTTCGGCGTGACCGTCGCGCCGTAGGTCAGGGCAGAGGGCGCGGTCCAGCCGGGGCTTCCCGTCGCGCCCGTGCTTCCATCCGCGCCCCGAACGTCCACGCCATCAGCGATGAGCGCGACAAGGCCCGTCGCGCCAACATACAGCCCCGACGTTGGTTTGGTCCCGGCCCCGCCTGTCCAATCGGTAACTTGAAGCACACGCCGGGCGCCGTCCGTGACCACGGCGATAACGGGCGACCAGCCAAGGTCGCCCCCGTCAGTCCCAGCCGCTGCAAAAACAACCCAGCTAGCCGATGGCGGCGCATCGTTCGTATTGCTTACGAGAGCGTAGTAGGACGACCCCCCGTATTGGACGACATCAAACTGCGAATAGGTCGTGCCGCTGTTCCAATCTCCCGTGATGGTGAGATTAACGACAATGCCCACGCCATCGCGCGCCGGAATGTTGATCGTGATGGACATGTGGAGCCCTAGAGCTTGATGCAGTAGAGAAGCGCGATGTTCCGGGGGCGGTTTTCGGAACTGTTGTCCGTCCCGCCTGTCGTCGATGTGTTTCGCGGCGTGCCAGTGCCGCCGGTATCCACCGAGACGTTCGTAGCGGGACCACCACCGCCAGCCCCCGCCGTGATGATGTGCAAGTGCGCGGCAAGCTGGCCCGCTTGCGCCGAACCGATGACGCGGGTGACGGCGGTATCAATGCCCCGGCTGTCGTCCAGGCCCCGGATGAACTCGGCGCGAAGGTCGGGAAGGGGAAGCCGCTTGTTCGCAGCGAAGTCCGCCGCTGCGCTTGCGCCCCTGCTGGATGCACCGCCCGCGCTGTCGGTAATCGGAAAGTTTGTCGCGTCCAGAGCCCAGAGCAGCGCAAACAGGTTCGCCGTGTCAGCGTTCGCCCGGTTCGTTGCGCCTGATGCGGCGCTGCCGATTGTGCTGCCGTTTGCCTTGACCCACCCCGTAGGAGCCGCCGTGGTGATGAACGGGGCAACTTGGCCGGTCAGGGCCGTGGTGATGGCCTGGACAACGGTTAGGTCCGTCTCATCGGCTGGCGTGTAGCCTAGCGCGGCTTCCACGGCGCCCGGCGCGAACGCCGTTGCGGGGATGCTGTCAACGTCAATGTCCCCCCCGTCAATGCCGCCCGACGCGGACGGCGTGTTGATCGGGTCAGCGTCGGAAATGGTGGCGTTTGCGCTTGTTTTGATGACGCAGCGATATTCAACGGTCGGCGTTAGATAGACCAGTTCCGGGAAGAACCCGGCGCTATCGGCCACGACCGGATTGGCAAGCGCAACCGTCAGGGCATCGTCTGCAAACACCGTTTGCAGCGTGGTCGTGCCGGTGACGTAGAAATACGCCTTGCCGCCATTTAGCGGGAGGCCCGTGGTTGTGAAACGCTGGCCTAGATGGTGTGATTGCATGGGGGCTCCCTCGGCGGGTTAAGCCGTGGTAAGGTGGTCGGATGGAAAAACGAGACTTGTTCGACCGGCTGCCAATCTTGCCGGTTGTCTTCGTGGTCGTGGCCCTGACCGTCGCCTTCGGAAAAGAAGGCTGGGTGCTTACCGCGTCATGGGTTCTGGTTGGCGTTCTGGCGTGGATGGCCGACCGGAAGATGAGGAGGGCAGAAGCCCTAGCTCTTGCCCAATCTGATCAACAAGCGACCCTAGAGCCGGGTTCCGTGCTGCCTGCGCCTGAAGCTGTCCAAATGCTGCCCGCGCCGCCCCAGGCGTTGACGCGCGATAGATTGCATTGATTGCGTTTTGAACCGGCCTTGAGTAAACGGCTGACCCGGCCAGAATGCCGCCAGTGATTGCGCCCACCGCCAGCGGGTCTGTTCCTATTTGCATTGCGCCACCCCCCAGCCCGCCCACTGTAAGCAGCGACCGAATTGGCGTTCCGCTATCGGGAACAGTTGGCGGCAAAACCGTCATGGCGGCGTCTGTAAGGTCTTGCATGAGAGCATTGCCCTCAGAATAGGCCCTGTTACTTGCCGAGGTGTCGGTCGCTTGCACGGCGCTGTTAAGCTGCGGCGCCGTAAACCGGCCATCGGTGCGGGCCGTGGCGGTCATCTGCGATGCTTTGCGGATGCGAACCAGATTGGCCGTGGCTTCGTCCGCAGCCCTCACGCCAGCAAATGCAGTCGGGTCGGTGCGTTGCATAAGGCCGCCGACCTCAGATCGGAGGTCGATAAGAGCATCTCGCAGGAACCGTTGGGCTGGAGCGTTGGCCGATCCGGCATCAGCGGCGCGGATGGCCGCCCCAAGGTCTGCGTCTATGGCTTTCCACGCCTGCCCGTCGATTGGACCCGCCAGGCGGGTGGTTACATCATCCACAAACGACATAAGGTCGCCACGCAAAGCGGGCGGAACCCGTGGGGACGCGGCGACCGATTGAACACCCGCCGCAAACTGCTGATCGGGTGCAACCATTACGCCCGTTAGGGCGCGGTCGTAGGCGTTGCCAATTGCCGCAGTTACATCGCGCACGCCTTCACGGCCTACGGTTTGCGCCCGCCCACCCTGAATAGGCGCAAGCCCGCGACTAAGGGCCGCCTCGTCAAATGTATCGATTCCTCTGATTTGAGCCGACCTGATAGAATCGCCGAGAATGGGGATAGACGTTAAGCTGTCCTCCAATCGCTGGGCGGCTCCACCCATCATCTGCCCTGGCGTAAGCAGAACGCCCTCATCCGACAAACGGCGGGCGTTACTTCTCGGCGCCGCACGGCGGGTGGCGGCGCTACGCGCTAACGCATTTCCGCCAGCGGCCAACGTCGAGCCAAGACCAAACGCTAAGGCAGTCTCACGCGCGGCGCCGGGAATCCGCTCCGGGAACGAGCCCTCCTGACGACCAAGAGCAAAGGGGGCATTTTGCGCCGCCGCCGTAGCACCAACCGCGAGGGGATTGGTAAACCCTACCCCGCTTGGGCGACCAGCCAAAGCTATGCCCACGCCCGTAGCCAGAGCGTTAGCGACCGGCTTGCGGCGGGCGTAGGACGCCTGCTGTTCTTGCTCAAAATCCATGCGGGCCTGACCCGCGACACGGGCCGGAACCTGCACCGGCTTACCCATTGCGCGCCGAACAAGGTTTCCCGCGCCTTGCAGCGCGAAGTCCACGCCGTAGCCCATCTCGTCAAAGACGCCCGTTGATCTGGCGGCCTGCGTGAAAAAGTCGTCAGACGGCGCGGATTGGCGAAGGCCGAACGGCAGGGGCGCTGGCGTGTCCAGCTTGGCGATGCGCTCGCGCGCCTTGCCATAAGCTTCCCGCTCATTCGCAGGAATAACGATGGGATTTCCTTGCGGCCTGCCATCGGGTTTCGTCAGGCCGTTGACATTCTGGCGGACGTTGCCGCGAGCGTCACGGTAGAACGCGTCTTTGGGGATGCTTACGCCTTTGTAGCCGCCCGACAGGTCAAACGGCTTTGCGCGGGTTCCCTCACCCTTGAGGCGCGACGGCTGCGGGATCGGCGTGAAACCGCCGCTAGTGGGCGCTTGATCGCCCTGGGGGATCGGAGTGAAGGCCATCAGTTGAGCCGCCCATATTGACCGTCAGCGGTGATGACGTAAGAGCCGGGGCGGGCGCGCTCTAACGCCTTGAGCGTGGCCGCATCCTTGGCAATGAATGGGTTAGCTGCCGATCCGCGCGGCTTGCTGGTGTCGAGCTTGACGACGGAACCGTCCGGCAGCGTAAAACCGTCCGTTTTGCCGCGCTGCTGGGCCGTCATAGCCGCTTCTGACGCCTCACGCGGGCGGCCACCAACACCCCTTTGCGGCCCGGCAGGAATGCGGGCCTGGATGGTCGTATCGGGCAGGCCAAGCTCCGTCGCATAGCCCTGAAACTGGGCGACTTGCTGGTCGTAGCGACTTTTGCGGGATTGGTAGATGGTTCCCGCCGTAGTGACGAATTGCTGGCGCTGCGCGGGCGCCAGGCGCTGACCATTTAGCGCCTTGTTATAGGCGTTGATGACCTGATCGGGCAGCCCGGCGCTGTTTTGCGCCGTGGCAAACTCACCTTCGCGGACCACTGAACCGGGGTCCAGCATCTTCATGTAGGCGAAGATCATGGACATATCATTTGCGGCGCTGGCCGGGGCGCTGGCGATGCTTGAAATGATGTCGTAGCTCGCCGCCACGTCATTGAACGCCTTCACGTCCGCGTTCTGCTCAAACTCTTTGCGAAGCGCCACGCGGTCTTTCGGCGTAGCCCCGGCACCGCCCAATACGTCGGGCTTGCCGTCCGCGCCAATCCACACGGGCGAATCGCCAGGAATGCCAAGCTGCGCCCGCTCCTGCGGGCTCGCCATTCGGCCCGCTGGTTTTGGAGCGCCGCTGGCGACTAACTGCGGACCAGAGCCCCGCAAGCCACCACCCGGAGGCGACCAGTTCGGCCCCGGCTCAACATGGTATGAATCGTTTTCAGGGTGATAGATCACATCATAACCCGCCCCCATTCGAGCGCGCACCGATGCAATCACCGCTTCTGGTTGCTGGCCGGGGGCGGTGAAGTCAAGCGCCGCACCTTGGCGGTGATAGGTGTCTTTGGCCGATAGCGGGAGGCCCGCGATCTCAGCCTCCGAACGCGGGTTCGGACTTCCCAGCTTCAGACCGGGGATGCCCTGCAACTGCCCCATAATATACTGGCCGACTTCCGGCGAGCGTGGCGATACTCCCCCACCACCCGGCGATGGCTGACCGCCGCGCGGAATTGCATAAAGGTTTTCTCCGGGGCCGACTTGCTGGTAAACCGGGTCAGGCTCACGAAGGACGGTGAAATCCCCCGTGGATTCATTGCCACGGCCCACGCCGCCCGCGCCCAGATTCATGAACTGGTAGTCTATCTTTTTCGCCTCGGCGCCCATCGCCGTAAGCAACAGCCGCACATTCTCCCGCGTCTTGGGAGCCGCATCAACGCGGGCCATCATTTCGGGATCAAGCGTCTCAACGAGGTAGGGCCGCAGGACTGATTGATAGGCCCCATCAATCTGATCGTCTGGCAAATCGGCCATTCCGGTCAGGATTGCTATTCCCTTTTGCGCGCGTTCCCCGGCGGCTTTCTTCGCCGCTTCCGCTTGTGCCGCTTGCTGGCCCATTTCCCGGTCCTGCACGCCGAATTGACGCTGCTGGACGGCCATACCCTCATCGAGCATCCCGCGCCCGTAGAGCGCGTCCTGAGCGCCCTGGTAGTTGCCCCCGGCGAGCGCGTTGCCAGCCTGACGACGCGCGCCGTCCTGCGCTTGTCCTTCGAGGAGGTTGTAGGCGTCCCGATACCCGGCGAGCGGGTTGATAAGTTCAGGCATTAGATGCTGCTCCGCGCCCAGATATTCGGGATAGGCTGGGGGTATCCGCCGACGCCGGTATGGGCTCCGGGGTTAGACGCCCCGCCAAAACCCCCGAACCCGCCGTAGTTTTGCAGGCCCCAGCCGATAGCCCCGGCCAACTGTCCCGCGCCCTGCGCCCGAGCGTTGGCCTGATAATATGCCGAGTTGCCTTGCGCCTGTGCGTTGTTCATTAGCGCGTTGCTGGAATTGTTCGCGTAGTTGGACCCGGCCTGTTGATTGGCCGTGTTTGCCGCTTGACCCACACCGGCAAGGCCAGATTGGCGGTTCCACCAGTTGCCAAACTCGTTCGACGCCGTGTTTTGCGCGTAGTCGTTCAGGCCCCGCAAAGCCGAGCCGCTGTTCAGAAGGCCGTTGACCGCACGGTTTTGCGTCACACCTTCAAGCCCGGCATTCATGCGGAACTGATAGTCGGGCGATGCCTGGAAGTTGGCGTTCGGGTCGGCGAGTTGCCCCAGCGCATTGACCCCGGCGAGCCGCCACGGCTCCTGATCGGCGCGGGTCTGGTTGTATTGCTCGCGCTGAAGCTGGAGGGTCTGATTGGTGGCGCTCTGTTGGGCGCTCGCCGCCTTCTTTGCGGCTTTCGATTGTTGGCTTGCGCCATACAGGGCCGCACCGCCCGCAATGGCGCTAGAGGCGACAACCGCCGCAGCAATGCTGGAAAAAATAGCCATTACAGCCTCTTCAAGAATGACATTTCGACCGGCTCATATCCGCCGCGTCGATAGATACGGGAAACCGCCGCAAGCCTTTCGTTGGCGAGCCCTGAGAACTGCACGGCTACCGCCCCGGCATCCTTGGCCCATGCCTCAAACGCCTGCCGAAGATCGGCCCCGCCGTTAGGCGCCCACCAGAAGAACTCCACCGCGACCACATGGGCCGGGTTGAAATACGTCGGGTTCAGAAGCCCGCCACACATCCCATCATCGGACAGAAACACCGCCCCGTGTTCGACCACATGAGAGACAAAAACGGCCACGGCTTCCGGGATGTATTCAACATCGGCAAACGGGGCCGTCGCGTGCAACAGCGCGCCAAGGCGGACAATCTCTGAAACGTCGTCCTGCGTTGCGCGCCTCATGGCTCCAGCACCTCAATCCGGGTTTCGTGATCCGCCAGCAGCAACGCAATCTGCTCAAACCACGTCCGCCAAACGAGGGTCATTTGCCCCCGGTCATCGAACATCGGTTCAGACCAGGGCGGGAGCTTGGGGGCGGTCATCGCGCTTCGTTCACCGTCAGCCCATAGGGCGCAAACAGCACATCGCTCGAACAGCGGAACTCAAACACCCGGCCCGGCGGGTAGGTCATGCCCAACTGCCACCAGCGAGCCCGTGGAAACACACCCACCGGCCCCAGATCAGCCGTGACCCAATCGGACCAATCCTGATTTTCGCGGTCAGTGTAGCGCATCTCCACGACCGGCGTTCCGGCGTGGTCCTCGCCCCGTGAGGCGAACAATTCCGCGACGTTAATGCGCTGTCGGGCAATCGACGGCAGGAAGGCGCTGCAAATGCGCTCGATAGGGTCGCCGTCGTCCTTGTTTGCCGAGGCGTCAAACGTCCAGACCTGATTGGACGAACTGTCGCCGTAAACGCCCGCGTCCGCGCATTGAACCCGGAACACGTCCAGGCCAAACGATGACCATTCCGCCCAGGTCTTTTCCCGCACATCAAACGCCACGGTCGTGACGCCGGGGATGTTCAGGACGTAGAAGCTGCGGCCTACGGTCGGAACCTCCACAGAGGTCGCAAGGCTGATATCGGCGCACTGAGACAGGAACGCATCAATAGCCGGGGTGGACACCACTTCGGCAACCGAACCCGTCCGATAGACCTTCAAGTCAGTCCGGTCGGCCCGTTGCGCCGTCCCCACCCAGAACAGGCCGTTATCAATCCGGCACGCGCTGTTTTGCGCCGCCGATCCAATGTCATACCGGCGACCGTTGTAGCGTTGGAACGGCGCCGCTGTATCGCCGGTCGGCCCCCACCATTCCGTCGAGCTTTCGCCGAAAAACAGCAGATCGTCGCCCAGCGTTTCCATACTGACGATGGCGTCAGGACTGCTTTCCGCCGTGGCGAAGTTCAGGTTGCCAATGTCGGTCGCGTCCCCGATTTCCGAGTAACGATACTTGCCCACATCCGCGATGGAATAGACAAACCGCCCCGCCGCAAACGCCACATCCGACACCAGATCGCTGTCGGGCATGGTGATGGTCGCTACAGTCGTTGTAACCAGATAGGCGACCCCATCGGCCACCATGACCAGTTCACTGTCGGACTGAGCAAACCGAATGCGCGACGTTCCCGCCAGAACCCCGATTTGCGTGCCGTCCCGAAACACCCGCGTCCCGCTGACGATGTAGCGCAAGCCCTGGTGTGTGGTGATGCAGCGGATCGGGCCAAACCCTATCGTGCTGCTTTCCACCAGCCCAGGTCGACTACGCCGCGCGCTATCGGTCGGACCTTCCGGGGTATTCTCCACATACATGTTGACGAGGCGAGCTTTTGCCAGCCCGGCCCGTCCGTAGGCTTGAGAGGAAAGCGGGAGAATTGGCATGGGGGGCTATTAGCCGCCCTTCGCGCGACTACGGGCCGCCATGGCGCGCGAGTTGTAGCGAGCCATGACCAGATCACGGCCACGTTGGGCGTTGGCGACCAGGGCGACCGGAGGCGTGTCGCTGTATTGCGGCGACAGAACGAGCGCCAGCATGTCGGCGAGCGCGGTGTGATAGGAAACGGGGAAGTAGGGCGTATCGGTCAGAGCCCAGTCCTGTTCGAGCGTCCAGCCCGCGTCCTCCCGGAAGAAGTAAACGCCCGCTGCGGAGTTGGTCGAAATCACCTGATTGGCGGACACATACGTTCCAACCGCCGTCGAAATCAGACGCCCGTTTGGCGCCAGCGTCAGGTTGTAAGTCGCAAGGTTGGCCTTCACGTCGGTGTAACCGATCCGCCAGCCGGGCTGCGGGTTGGCCGGAAAGGTCAGTGTGGCGGTGGCGCTCAGGGCGCACTGATAAGACCCGCCATAAAGGCCCGTTGTCGAGGCCGTCAGGTTGAGCGCGTCAAGGCGGGGGCCGATTTCCTCGCCAAACATGCCCCGCTGAAGCCCGTTCAGGGCGTCCAGAGCGGCTTCCGATTGTTGGGGGGTAGGCTCGTGCCCGGCGTCCATAACGCCCGCAGAGCGCAGCGCCTGCTTGATGATCGCGCTAACCAGCATGGCAGAGTCCTAGAAGTAGTTTGAGGGGGACGAGGCGCGTTCGGGCGCATCGAAGCGGTGAAGCAGGGCCAACGTCCCCTGCGCTTCCTGACGGCGAAGTTCAGGCGTAACCGCCATGCCGTTTTCATCACTCAGGCGAACGGCCAGCTTGGCTTCCAGACCCGAACGATACCGAACCGAGAGGGGGGCGAAGCTGCTAAGGGTCAGGCCCTCCAGCAGCGTCCAGGCTGCGTAGGCAGCGTCATAAATGTAGGTTGCCCGAGAGGTGGAGGCCACGTCCGTAACCATGACCACAGACCCGTCAAGCGGGGGGCGCTCTTCGCCGTCTTCCGGCGTGACTGTTTCCGGCAGGGTAACGGCTACAGCGTCTACCGTGGTGACGAGGATGCGGTCTTGCTCTTCCGCCTCGTAGTCACCGTCCACGGTTACGTCATTGAACCGCCCGAACGCGCCGCCCGCGACCAGTTCAAGGTAAACGTCTTGCAGAACCTGCAAGCCGCGATCCATCTCGCGGGGGCGCACCTCGTCCAGATCGCGGGAAATCCCGGCCCGACGAAATGCGCCCTTTACGAGTTCGTCACAGGTCGCCATTGACCAGCGCCTTGAGTTTTTCCAGCCCGGCCTTGTGGTGATATTTCACGCCACGTTCGTCCAGGGTGGCCTTGATTTCTTCAATCGAGGCTTCCGGTTCACCGTCCCCGTCAGCATCCACCTCAAACGCCGGATTAGCGGCGAGTTTGGCGTTGCTGACCTCCACCCATTCCCCGAGAGGAAAGGATTGCTCGAACACGACGCAAACGGCGTCTTCGCCGTCCTCGCCGGAGCCGATGAACCGGACCCTCATCAGTTGAAAACGTAGAACACTTGGACGGTCAGAGCGCCCGTCCCGCCCGCGTTGGCCGCGACGTTGAACACGATCTGAATCGTGGTTTCAGCGTCAAACGACTTCGGCCCCGTGGCGAGCGTTCCATGCAGAGGGAGCAGAATGCCACCCTCCGGCAGGTAGTTCGTCACGGCGGTGCCGTTCAGGGCGCCGAAGTTGCCGAAGCCGTCCGGGTCCGCCGTAGCGCCAACGCCCGTTCCGCCGTTGGCCGCCCAGCCGATATCGAAGTCCAGAACGCCCGTGCCGGTGTCGATGTCCTGACCGCGAACCCAACCGCCGATGACGGTAGCGCCCGCAGGAATCTTGCAGGCTTGCAGAATGTCAGCCGCAGTGGGGTTGGTCGTTAGGGTATAGGTCCCATAGGCGACGTTGAGAACGCCCGCGCCAGCGAAACCGCTGACCGGGAAGTTAGCCGCCGCGCGGGCAGCCGTGAGAGTAGCCATGATGGCCTCCGATGCTCAGAAAAGGGAGGGCGAGCCGTCAGGCCCGCCCGTTAGGGGAAGACCGATCAGGAATCGGCGGCGGCGCAGAAGAAGCCCGTGACCATGCCGTGCTGCTTGCCGTTAAAGGCCAGCTTCTTGACGGCCAGGAGTTCTTCCACGGCAACGCCCGGACGGAAGGAGTAGTCCTTCGTCAGGTCCGTCTTCATGGTCGGCTCTTGACCCCAGGCAATGCCCACGGCCTGTTGACCGCACAGGAACACCGGGCGAACGTCCGACGTGGAGGCGCCGATGGCGTCCATGTCGTAGGTCCCGCCGCCAGCCACGTCGTCGATCTCCGGCACTTCGCGGTGAATAATGCCGTCATAGATCAGGTCGCCGTCCTGGAAGATCGGGTTTGCGCCCACATCACGCGCACGAGCCTCACGGTTCGCCTGCGTCATGGTGGTGTCCGCCTTCAGATCCCGGAACGTCCGCGCACCGTGGAAGGCGACGAAATACTCGCGGCCATCTTCGGTGTTGAACGGACGGATATGCGGGTCGGCCTGCTTGGCGATGCGCTTCATCAGCGACATCGCCGCCACGGTGCATTTGTCGTCCGTGGTGTCGAGGTTGCCAACGGCGGTCGCCCAGGTCGCCGAATAGTTGCTCTTCAGCTTGCCGAACAGCAGACGGTCGGCGTTGCCCGCGCAATAGGCGTTGCGGGCCGTGGCGTCAGAGGCCGACATGGTAACGGTCGTGTCACCAGTGGTCACGAGCGACAGCATCGCGGTGATGATATCGTCCCGCAGCTTTTCGGCCTCCCAGACCTTCAGCATGGTCTTGGCGGCGCCGAACAGGTCGATTTCGGTCTTGTAGCTGGTGGACTTGGGGACGCGGACAGCGTTCCGGCGCCAATCAACGGCGATGGCGCAGTTGTAGTTGCCGAGTTCCTCTTCGTTGCCGTCGAGGGTGGTCGAGCCGGTCACACCGTTAGAGGTCAGCTTCGTGATCAGCGGGATGTTGATCGTCTTGCCCGCTTCTTCCTGAAGCTCATACTTGGCGATGATGATCGAGCCGTCCGACCGGCCCATGTAGGGCTTGAAGCCCGAGGCGCGGACGTATTCGGCGAAATACTTTTGGGAAAAGACCTGCTTCTCAGAAGCAGAGGCGAGGGCGACTTCGGCCATTGGTTAGGTCCTAAAATATGGAGTCGAACGCCACGCCCGGCCCGACAGGCTGCTCACCCGGTTTGGGGGAGCCAGCAGCGGGGGCAGAGGCCAGAGAGCGAGGCGGCGCGACTTGAGGGGGAATGACCGCCACATGGGCAGCCGGTGCTTGCGGTTGCGCGGAGCCTTGTGCGGCTTTCCACGCTCGAAACTGGTCGAGGTCGTCACCCTGGAGGGAAGACAGGACTTGATCCCGCTTCCACTCGGAAACAACAAACTCGTAGGGGTCGTCACTGGTCCGGACGCGGTGATTGAACAGCGGATCAGCATCACAGCGCGCTAGGCCCCATTCGTGGGCCTGGCTAACCGTGTCGCGTCCGTGGATCGTCTCTTGCAGGCGCTTGGAGAAGGCCAAGGCTTGCCCGAACATCCGTTGTTCGATGATCTGGTTGTGATGCGCCTGGTAGCCTTCCGGGTCCTCGTAAGGATCGGGGGCTTGCATGACGGGCCGCGCCGCTTCCATTTGCTGGATGCGGGCTTCCAGAGCCTTGCGCTTGTCCCGCTCTTCCAACATGGCCGTGATGGGCACATGACCGGGCTGGACCGGTTCGGGAGCGGCCTGCACTGGCGCAGGGGCTACCGTGGCTTGAGGGGCCTCTACAGGGGCAGGAACCGGCGCGGGGGCCGTCTCTACCGTCTGGGAGGCAAACTTGCCGTCAGGACCCCTTGCAGGGCCTTCGGACTGTTCGACAGGCGTAGTGACTTCGCCGGGTTCACCGGCGTCCAGAAAATCGAGTTCCATTGATTATCCCTCGCCCATACGTCGGCGGCACGGAACGCCCGAAGCCCGGCGGCGGCTGGCCTGTTACGCTAGGCCCTGCGGGACGCCCGTTGCCCCATAAGGGGACACCCCGGCGGCGGGTGATGCGAGCCCAATGAAAGCCTGATCGGCCTTGAACTGGGCGTCGAATAGCTCTGTCTCGGCCTTCGCGCTCTTGAGCGCCGTGTCGGCCTGGGTGTTCTCGATTTGCGCTTGTGCGCCAGCTTGCGCCAACTGCATCTGCATTTGCTGCTGCTGTTGCGCCATCTGCCCGGCCTGTTCCGCCCGCGCCTTGCGCTTGTCGATGATCGCCCGCTTGTCCGGCATGGCCGACACGGCGAGCATATCGTCGAACGGCACCTCTTGCGGGCCATACATTTTGGCCAGCTCAACAAGCATCTGGAATTGCTCTTGCTGCACATTTGCCGTGTCGGGCGTAGCGTCCAGCAGGATATCCACGTCCATTTCTGCCAGGGCGTTCTGATAGCCAAGGGCCATCGAGCCATCCGGCATGATAAACGCCTGCTTCCCGTTCGGGTCCATCTGGCCTTGATCGTTGACCTTGAGCGGCTGACCGTCAGGACCGGCCATCGGCTGCCCCTGCTGGCCCTGCTCATCGGTCGGAGGCGTGTTGATCCCGACAAACTCCGGCGCCCCGTCGTCGTCCGTGATGCGGATGAACTGCGGAGCCGTCCAGAACTGCCGCGCCCGGTTCCACATCTGGCGATAGAGGCGGAACTCCCATTCCTCAACGCCGCCGTAAATAACCGCTTGCTCAGTGAGCCCGGCCTGTTGCCTGACCAGTTGCGCCCGGCCTGACGAGCTTTCGCCCTGGCGACCGAGTATGGCGGGGTTAGGCCCCATCCGCTCAATCTCGCCCTTGGCTTCGGCCAGCAGGTTGGATTGGCCCATCGCCATATCCGACGTGTTGACCTTTTGCCAACCAAACGGGATCACCCCATCCGGGCGAGCCGCTTCCCGGCGTGCCGTGTTGCTGTCGACCTCGATTGCCGAGGGATCAACCGCCTGTATCTGGCTGGTCGAGAGAAGGTGCAGCAGCTTCGAGCGCCGCTTGTTAATCTCGTCCTGCGGCCCGCGCATGTCGCGCACGATGCCGTAACGATTGTTCTCCCGATCCACGAAGCAGGATTGAGCCTCGATAGGGTTACAGGAGCGGCCCTTGTCGTCGTGGTAGGCGCTAGGCCCATACGCCAGCAGCCCGCCGCTGTGGAACACGCACCGCTGCCACTGTTGGCCCTCGCGGTGGTAAAGCTCCACGACCATGACGCGGCGCTTTTTCTTGTCCACCCAGGCGACAGTCGGCGCGGCATCGTTCGGGCGATCCTCGAACGTATCATCGCCCATCACCCCGCCACTCAGCGAAGCCTCTAGCGCCTTGTCAGCGTCCGGATACAGCGCCGACACGTCGTCGGAGTATTGCCACTTGGCAATGCCCATGTAGCGGGCGTCCCGGAAGTCCTCACGGCGCGACCGGGGGTCGTAGAAAAACTCCTCCCACGCAATTTCCTGCACGACCACTTGCAGATCGGCGTCCACCTCAACGATAGCCGCGCAGGTCCCCTCGACGAGGTAATCCTTTGCGCCCCTGATTTTGAGGTCATCGAAGCGGTTGAAGTCCGCAATGAACCGCAGGACCTTGGACGCAACGTCGGCGCTTTCCTCGTCCTTCGGCGTGCGGGGGTAGGCTCGCGGGTCTGTCGCGCCCTGTTTCAGAACGCCAAGCGTCCCGTTAACCGCCGGGCGCACCCGGTTAAACACGTTGTCAGGCTGGCCCCGCGCCTTGAGCGCGTCCCGTTCGGCCTTGGTCCACTGGTAGCCGTGGTAGTAGTCGCCATCCATCCGCGATTCCAGACGCGCGGTCTGGGTCAGGTTGGCGCTGTCCTCGAACATGGACTTGAGCGAGGCCAGATCAGGGGCCTTCGGAGGCGTTACGCCGTCTTCCACGATGCCTCCTCTCGTTTGGCCCGGCCCCATAGGTCCGGAGGGTTGTTAACGGATGGAACTGCCGTCAGCTTCGGAGCGCGCCTCAGGCCCTCGCAGGCGTAGCGCAGCGCGTCGATGACGTGGTTGTCTTTGTCTTCAAGCACCGGGAGGATTTCCCCGGTCTGCTTGTCTTCCTTAAACTTGTAGTGTGTAAGTTCGTGGATCGTCCGCTTGCAGCGGGGATGCACAACGATATCGTAGCTCTTCAGGAACTCGATACCGTCCTCGACAGAGCCCGGCCCCTTCACCGCAGGGATGATCTTGAACCCCTTGCGTTGCATGTAACTGACCGTCTCCGGCCTCGCGCTATCGGCCCGGATCGTCCATTTGCGAGCGCCGGGCACCGTATCGAACAGGGCTGGCGTGTTGTCGATTTCGCAGCCGACCGCGTAGGCTTCCTGGTCAACGTAGAGCGTCCGCCCGGTGATGTAGGCGCGGACTAAAACTGTCGGATCTACCGAGAAACCCCAATCCGCCCCGAACCGGAACACCGCATCCGCTGGCGCCGTGAACTCTTCGGTCTTCCAGTTACGGAACACCGCAGCTTCGCCCATCCGCTGATAGGCGCCCTCCCAGACGTGCAGGAACTTGTCGTAGTCCCGGAGCTTGTCGCGCTCCATGTCGGCGCGTAGCTCGGCAGGGAACCACGGATTGTCCGACCAGTTGGCCGTGACCAGCACGAAGTCGGGATCGGCAGCGTTCTCGTTAAAGAACCGCTCGATTGGGTCCGCCTCGCTTACCGGGTTCCAGCTAAACCACATTTGCGAGCCGGGAGCGCGGAACGTCGGCCTTGCGATGTCCAGCGACTTCTGACTGATCGTCTGGGCCTCTTCCACCCAGGCCCGGTTAAAGCCTTCCAGCGACTTGATGCTGGTTACGGTGTGGTTCTGGAGGCCCTGGAAGATAAACAGGCTGTCATTTGGCCCGCGAATTTCCGTGTCGGTGATCTTGAACAAGGGCCGCACACCCAGCGCGTCAATCTTGTCCTCGATAAGCTGCTTCACGCTGTTCTTGATAGAGTTCTGAATCTCACGAAGGCAGGCGGCGCGGATGTGACCGGCAACAGCCTCTTCGACCAGCATCTCCGCAAAGAAATGAGACTTGCCGCTTCCCCGGCCACCCCGCCCACCCTTGTAGCGGTGAGCCTCTAGCAAGGGGACGAACGCTCTAGGCGTCGGGATTTCGAGGATCAACGACCGTCCGCCTAATACCCTTGACCGCCACGTTTAGCGTCTGGTCCGTCTTATCGACCACGAGGCCGTTTAGTTTGGCCGCGTCCATGACCGAAGCGCGCGACACCTGAAACCCGCTGGCGTCCTGTAGAGCCTCGCCTTTATCGGCCAATCGGATGAGGCGTTCCGTTAGCCCGGCGATGGTGATTTCCGTGCGGATGGCTGCACGCTCTTGGATTTCCGCCACGCGCTCGCAGACGTTGCCATTTGTTGACAGACGAGACGCCGCCGTTCGGTCGCCACGGTAGCCCGCCGCTTCATATGCTTCGGTCTGCGTTTTTCCTTTTGCCAGCTCTTGAGCGAACCGCTCGTGCTTTGGGTTACTCAGGACCGGCATTGCTCGCCATATCCGCAACAGCGCGGCCTTCCGCGTCCCTGCTGGGTTCGTTCCAGGCTGGCGCGTGTGTGTGGTCGTCATCGTGGGCAGGGGCGTGAATGTGTTCGTTCATCGTCCTGCCTCTAGGGGTTCGCCCCGCGATCAACGGTCGAATATGCACATGGCTGGGGTGAGGCCGTGTCGGGGGCGAATTGGAATTGGGGGCAAGCGCGGATTTGATCGCAAATCAACGCGCTAACAAATCATTGCTCTGTTTCGCCCGGTTTGTCTAGCCGTAGTGTGACGCGAGAAGGTCGAGCGCGATTAGTAGCGTTGCCTCGGCCCTTTCCGCACCCTCGCGCGTTCCCGCAAACTCCATCAGCGTCAGGCCCGAACCGCACACCGCCGCCGCGACGCCGATCATGCCAGCGTGTGACCGCAGGGCGATAACGTTCGCTTGCGTCACCCGATGTTGAGCCGCGACCATGCTTGGCGCTTCGCCGTCCGAACGCTGGCCGCCGTCTACTCGGCCCTCCATGTTCGCCATACAGGACTTCACAGAGGCATCCATAGCCCGCTGATAGTCGGCGCCGTAGCGTTCCCCTGCATCGAGGCGCGTCAGGGCTTCCTGGGGGCTTCCGAGCCTTCCCTTGGCCATTAGCCATTCCAGACCCGACTTGCGCCGCAGCGGCTTGCGCTGCTCCCCGCGCTTGGCCTCTGCCCGTTCAATTCCGCCGCCCCTGATCTGGTCGAGAATTAACGTCTCGGCCTGGGCGCGCTCGGACCATTCGTCGTCAACCTTAGCCCGGTGCTGGCGTTCGGCCTTCAGGTTCTGTTCGCGTTCGATGTGGGCTAGGCGGTTCATGCGCGCTTCCTCGCAAACTTCTCGCGGTTGTGCGGCCTAAGCCGTGGCTTGCAGCCCTTGGGATAGACCGTGACGATGGCGCCGTCTTCGACGACTACGCTGCAATTCCCGACGTAAACCATGCCGTCAGGCCCAATCGCGCCACCCGCCACGGCCCGCAGCATCTCCGCCCGCGTCTTTGCAACGTCGAGCCCGTGGACCCGCTCCAGCCAGCGCAAAACGGCGTGGTCAGAAACAAAGCCATTCGTTCGGACGGCGCTCATTCGTCGCCCTCAATCTCGACGTAGTAGCCCAAGGCGGTGACGAACAGCGTTGCAGGCAGAGCCATCGGCCAAAGCAAAATGACCCCGATATGGTGAAGCTCAATAGGCCCGTCCTCCAGGTGATGGACCCAGAGCGCCATGCTCACCGTGACGACCAGGCCGACGAGGTAAGTGATTAAAAGCGCGTTCATTGCATCGTCTCCGACGTTTCGCGGTCAGCGGATTGAAACCGGATCATCGCGGCCTCAATGCTCATCAGCATGGATTGGCGGGGGGATGCGTAGCGTTCGCACTCGGCGACAATCTCCCCCAGCGTCGGGAACCAGCTACAGCGCACCGCAAGCTCCTCGCAGGCCTTCAGGGCTACGTCGGCGGGGAACCGCCTCAGGGCGCCCGTGTAGAGCGCCAGCGTGAGCATTGCGGCCTCTTGCGACTTGCGCCCGCCCGCCGTAGCGGCCTGCAACATCGCCAGCCAGTTTTCCGCCTGTTCTGTCGTCGGCGGGGACATTGCCGCCTCAACCTTGCGGAACGCCGCCGGGAGGTTTGCGCCGATCCCTCCGACCTGACAGCCCTTGGCTACGCGGTAGGCGGGCTTGTCGGCGGGGTATCGCCATTCAAACACCGGCTCGACCTCGACGCTCAGCGATGATTGAAGCGAAGTCCGAAGGGCCTTGTCGGTTGCCACCGGATCGCGCCCCACCAGCCACGCCCGCGCCTGATCTTCGGTTGCGACACCAGTTCCGCCATGTTGCGGACCAGTCGGACTTGCGGCCTCCTGCACCCGGCTTAGCGCACCAGAAATCGCGGAACTTATCGGCTTCAAGGCTAATCTCCTCCAGGGTCATGCCCTGTTGCTTGGCAAACGCGACTTCGGAAAGTTGGGGGGACCATTCGTCAGGAAGGCGGGTTCCCTTTGGATCGGGTTTCGCCTGGGGCTGCGCTTGCGCGGCCTCTAATGGTTCTACTGACGGTTCTACTGACGGTTCTAACGTAGTGGGATAGGACACTGTGTCCGGTAAGATCGGCTCCAAATGTCCGGTAAGATTGTCCTCAAATGTCCGGTAAGGTTTTCCCTTAGCGGACACAGTGTCCTCAAAGATTGTCAGCGTGATCAGGTCACTCGCGCGGTATCCGTCGCGCCTGCGGCGATGCTCTTTCGTCATCAATCCCGCATCGATAAGCGATACAAAAACCCGGCGGATTTGGCGGTCTGTTAGGCCGGTATCGAGCGCCAATCGGGCTTGCGACGGCCAGCACCGGCCCTCAGCATCGGCAAAGTTTGCCAACGCCAAGAGAACCAGCTTCTCAGAGGGGGACACCCCCTGAACAGCAAAGGCAGCGGTGATAGCCTGAACGCTCATCGTTCACCCATCGTCGCCAGAGCGTCCGCGTGACGGTAGCAAAGCTCTGTGGCGGTCTGACGGCCCACCAGGGCGCAGAGAGAGCCTAGCGAAGCTTGCAACAGCCCCGTGGCTATCTCGATACGCTCGCCGGGAGTTTCGGCGGCTGCGATCATGCGTTCGGCTTCACAGACGGACGGGGGGATCATGCGGCCCTCGCCAGTTCCCGGCGGGCTTTCGCGCGCCTCACAGCAAAGATGACGGTCGAATGGTCCCGGTCGAAAAACCGCCCGACCTGGGGAAGCGTCCATTGCCCGGTTTCGACCATCCGGAGCATCGCTTCCTGACGCGGGATGACGGCATCCGGGAACCGGTGACGGCTCCTGATTAGATCGGGCTCAACGTCGTAATCAGCGCACACGGCGGCGAAGATTTGCGCCATGGTTGGCTTGATAGGGATACGGCCACGCCAGAGGCTTAGGAGGTAAAGCTCGCTCATGGCTGCACCCACGCCCTGCCGCGATGGCCGAAAATCAACCGGCCATCATTCAACTGCACCGACGAGGCAAACCCGCCCATGCGGAGGCAAACGGCAATGTAAAGCTCATCGCCCGCGCCAAGATCGAACGGCGCGCACCCGTCGCGGGATTGGCCGTCGCTGACGTGACGTTGCGTCACGAGGCCGGGGCCGGTCGAAACCAAGCCCTCTACATACATTTTCGCGTGGACGGCTTTTTCCGACCGTCCGATGGACTTTGCTACGTCTGCGCAGACAGTCTTACGGTGGCCGCCCTGGTGGACGCGGGCGCGCAAAACGCCGAGTTCCTCTGACGACCACGGGCCAACGCTGGAGGGCTCAAACCTCATCACGCCACCTTCCGTGCAAAGTTAGGTTGCGAGAACCCGGCCCAGCTTTTCGGCATGTCGCCGCGCATGACACGGGAATGAGTTTTGCAGTAGGTCGCGCCCTTGGTCGGGTTGCAGCAGGAGCGCGTATCAGCGCCCTCGCCATCCACCGGGAACGCGCATTCGCCAAACTTGCGAGAGGTCCACACACGGGGCGCTATTGCCACAGAGGCGTCTACCTCACGGCCATAGGCGCGGGGCTCATGAACAGGGGGAGGGATGACCAGAAGGGCGCCGTTGCCAGCCACGACCAGTTTGAGCTTGGGGCGCTTGAACCCCCGCGCATAGGACGGGGCGAGAATAGGCTTTTTGGGTCTGGGAACCGGAAACACCTTAACCGCGTTGTTAGTCTTAGGCGGTGTCGCCTTGCGGCGTGTGGCGTCGGGCTTCATGGCCCCAATGCGGTGCAGCTTGCCCAGCACGGCGGAACGGGTGACGGTCGGGCCACGAAGGCTCAACAGGTCGGCAATGTCGGTTCCCGACTTGCCTTCAATCCACCACTGGACGCTCTCGCGCACAATGTCGTCGGTCCATTCAAATGCCATCAGGATTCCCACCTTTTCTGAAAGCCCCGGCTTTGCAGTTTGCGCGTCGGCGCTGGCGCAATGCCGAGGTGTTTTTTACGGGTTCGGTCGGCCTTCGCCCGTTGGGCAACGTCAGCCGCCGTCTTCTCGCGGTGCTTGTCACGAAGGGCCGGAAACAGGTTGCTTTCAGCGTGGGCGCCGCCGTTGCAGAGGGCTTGGCGGTGATCCAGGTCCCACTGGTCCCCGGCCATGATCTTGCGGCCCGTGAGGTGACAGCGGCCCCCTTCACGTTCCCAAATGCGAAGGCGAACCCGAGCGGGGACTTTCGCGTCTGGAGTAGAGCCGATCCACTCAGCGACGGTGCGTCCGGTCATGAACACGCCTCCAAGCCTAATGAAAGCTGGTATTCACCAACTCCCCATTCAGCTTTCCGGCGCTTCATAAGGTTAAGATATTTCTTGTAACCTTCCGACTTGTGCTGCGAAAACCCCATCCCCTTTCCCCAATAGTCATTGCGGAGAAGAGATTTACACACACGGCGCCAAGATGGAGCGCGCCGCGCCGCTTCCATTTCGTAGTGTGCTTCGTCGGGGATGCCCTCAGGATAACCCCTCGCCATCCACCACTTTTGAAATAGAACGATCTTGTTCTGGTAATGCTCTTGCGTCTTTGGCGGCATGGAATTGACCAGCAGCGCAGCAAACGTCTGCCACGTGTGGCCAGCGGGTTTGGTAATCCCGCGATAACCATTGATGTTGCCCCACTCTTGAACGTAGAGCGCACCGCCGTTCGCGCCGTTGACCCTGGCGACGACACGCGCCCACGTCTCCGGCTCGACCAGGTGGAACAGCCACAGTCCCCGCCGCTGATCGTCGCCGTAGGGCTGACAAATCCGCATGTGCCCCATCGGCACACCGGCCTTGTGCATTAATTCATAGAGGCGGTTATACGGCTTGGCGGGATTGGCGGCGTGGTAGGTCCACAGGTCCGCACCCTTCCAGTCATAGATTGGATACGAGTTGTAGACATGTTCCGTGACCTTCGACGTATCGCGCCGACCCTTCCATGTTTCCTTGCGGGACTGGGCAATGGTCCGAAAGCGGTTCAGGCTTTCATCGCAGCGAATCCCGACAAAGCAGGCCGTCCGCTCGCCTTGCGAATACCATTCGCCAAACAGCGGAACGAACTCCTCAAACTCCATGCCGTCGTGGAAAAACGGATAGAAGGACGGGTCGCTAATGCCTTGTTCCGGTAGCTCCCTGATCCAGCCATCACGGGCGACGGGATCCCAGCACTTCCAGAACGGCTCATAGACCGAGACGGCGTTGCGAAGGTGGATCGGCAAGCAAACCCAATGCAGATCAATCAGGTCTGCATACATGTCGATGCAAACTTGCGCGTGATCCATCGTCAGCTTGTATTGGCCTTCCAGATCGACCAGAAGCAGGCCGAACTTGCGACCCCTCTTGCGCGCCTCATCCGCAACAAGGTGCAGCATGACGGTGCTATCCTTGCCCGCCGAAAACGAAAGATAGACGCGCGGGAACTCGTCAAAGGTCCAGGCGATACGCTGGCGCGCGGCCTCTAGAACGTTAATGCCAATGGGGTTCTTAAGCGCCATGTTGCACCCGCGAAAACAGGTCGGGCGTGCGGGCTTCGTCCCACTGTTTCAGAACGTCAGCAGCGACCCTGTTGGCCTCGTCTTGCTCGTCTCGGTTTAGGGTATGCCAACCAAGGCGCGTGCATTCTTCAGGAGACGAAACGCCGATGCAGCAACCCGCATGACCGAGCCACGCAATCCGGTTAACGTTTTCCGCCGTCAGATTGTGTTCGCAGGACAGGGGCCATTGTTCCAGGGCGAGCATCATGGCCGAATGAAAAGCCGCCGGGTCGCGCATGAGGTTCGCTGACGCTTGGACAAAGCCCTTGCGCTTCTCACCCCTGACAATGCGCCACATGCCGTCTTGGAACTCTTCAAGACGCTCATAGTGATGAAACACGCGGGTCAAGTGAGCATCTCCAGTTCGGCGCGAATGTCATCGTCCATCAAATTATCGTCTTCATTGATGGCATCCGGCTCCCAGGCCTCGCTGAACTCCCTATCGGCAAACATTTCCGCAAGCCCAGAGATTTGCGTCAGGCGCAAAACCTCATCTGGGTCCATGCCCAGGTTCTTGCCGATCTTGTCATCTGACCAATTGCGGCGTTTCAATTCGAGAACGATGTCGCTCATCGCCTCGACTTTGTGCTTACCGCGCGCCCGGTTGTGGCGAATTGTTGCGGCCATCCGGTCGCCACGATCTGATTGCTCTACACGGATGCAAACGACCGGCAGGTATCCCTGAACGCGCTCTTGAACGTCTTTGCACTCTTTGCCGACGCGCGTTCTGTGAAACCCGTCAACAACTATGGTTTGATTATCGTCAGTATGCGCGACAATCGGCTGCGTATATCCGTCAGCCATGATTGAAAGGCGCAACAATTCCATTTCTGGCGGCGCAACGCTATTCGGGTTGTAGTCGTTGGCCTCTACCGTTTCAGACAGTTTCCACAGCACGCAATCGACCGGCTCGCTACGGAACGGCGAAACCTCGTGGATTGCTTGGCGAATGTCGTTGATAGCCTCCACACGATCCGCCAAGGGAAGATCGGCTACGCTCTTTAGAAGCTGCTGCAAGGCTTTCTTGTTCATCGCCCAAGCTCCAACCGCAGCTTGGCGTTAGTCGCCGCTACCAGGGCCGACCGTGTTTCGTGCTGGCGTCGGGTGTCGCCTGATTGCAGCGCCCGTTGATGGGCATCCCAAGCGGCTTTGCGGAGCTTGGCGGCTTTAGCGGCGCGGATTTTGCGGAGGAAATTCATGGTTAGCGGCCCTGTCCAAAAAAGGGGCCGCTCGCCTGCTCGACAGAACGAACGGCCCAGTTGGGGGGAGGAAGCCCGCAAGGGCTGGTGGTCGCCTGTGAGGCGAATGGGTTTGCCGATTGCGCGGCAATCATGGAATCATCACGAGGACGCCACTTGGCGCAGCCCTTGGAGGGCTCAACGTGGAATGTGTGAACGACCCCCGGCATGGCTCAGGCGGCCTCACCAGATGCACGGACCAGCGCGACGTCGGCGTTAAGTTCCGAAGCGACAAGAGCGCCCTGCGAAATCCGCTCAAGCTCCAGCGCAACGCGAACGGAACATTTAGCCTTCCCCTGTTCAATGTCAGAGGCGTGGCCCTTGCTCGACAGGCCAAGCTCCTTGGCAAGTTCTTCAAGGGACCAGCCACGGCTGGCGCGAAGTTCTGAAATGGTCATAACCATTAGTTCGGATAATCCGAACACAATGTCAAGCGCGGGCGTTCGCCTTTACCCTGCCGACAAGCTCCCTTGGAAAGCGCACACTAGAGCCGTGGTTAAAGCGGCTCAAAAAACGCAACGCGACTTTCGGCATACCTGGTTCCTGCGGGAGTGGGCGGAACAGGCGCGCCTGACGCAAGCCGATCTGCAACGCGCCGCCGGATGGTCAAAAGCCAAAGCGTCCGACGTTTGGAACGGCCAGCAATATAATCAATCAATCATCGACGAGCTGGCGCCGATCTTGATGATCCGTCCGTTTGAAATACTCTTACACCCCGACGAGGCGTTTTTGATCCGGCGAATGCGAGACGCTTCGCCCCGCGCGGTCACGTCGGAAATTGCGCCTCAAACGCCGCGCATAAAGGCTACCAGGGCAACCTAAAATTCCCTCAGGTTTACGCTTGCACTTTTGACGTTTCCGCCCCGTTCTGGGGCCGTTCGGATAATCCGAGCGATTATTGTTGACGGTCAGTTCGGATAATGCGAACTTCTCTCCAGACACGGAGAGCAACACATGGCTTGCATCGACCCCACCACCCCCGACGGCCTCGCCTACATCGCCGACCACCTGGGCGCGACGTATGACGCTGACGACCTCGCGGCGTTTCTCGAAGACGACCTGATCAAGTGCGAGGATTGCGGACGGCTCTACAGCCACCGTCACGACTTCGACCTCGACCTGATCGACGACCACGGGACTTGGATTTGCGCCGATTGCGCGACCGATCCCGACAACGCGCCTTACGACCTCGCTCGCCATGAGGGGACGTATCAATGAGCGCCCCCCACACCTTCACCGCGACCAGTCCTGCTAACCGGACAGGCTGTAGCGCGGCTGAAACGGCCCCAGCCCGTGCCCCCGTGGCTGGGGCCACCCAATTTCGCGTGTTCTGGCATTGCGCTGGCGAACCCGTCTTCCGCGACCACACCGGCAAGGTTCACCCGATCAGCCTGACCACCCTGCGCGACCTTCGCCGGGCGCTCTGGACGATGGCCCGCGAAACCACCGGACACCAGCGGGACCGGCTCTGCACCTTGTGGGCCGAGGCCGACGAGGCGCTGACCGACACGGTGAGATGGCGTCAGGCCGCGTGTGGAATCTACCTGCTGCGGGAGCAAGTCGCATGAGAGCCGCCCGCTACGCGCTGGCCGCTGCCCTGTGGCTCATCGTCCTGCCCGTTTCCCTGATCTTCGTAACCGGAGGCTAACCAATGACCGACCGCCACGCCATCCCCGCCGAAGACAAGCGCCTTGCGTTTGAGGTCATTACCGAGGCCGGACGGATCAACCTCGCCTTGGCAGGTGATACCGCGACCATCGCAGCCATCGAGCAAGGCCTTCGCGCGTCTATCCGCCTTCGCCGCCTCGCTCAGACGATGGAGACGGCCCTACGGCGCCAGAAGGCCGCAGCGGTTCAGGCCGAGCGTGACGCCCTGAGAGCCGCTGAACGGGCCGAACGCCGGAACGACGACATCCGCCGGGCGCGGGGCCTTCCTACGGGATCTAGCGATCTGGGTATCCCCGGAGCCCCCGCATGACCCCCGACACTGACACCATCATCGGCCTGATGATCACCGTTGGTCTGCTGGTCGGACTTATCGCCCTTCGGTCTTTGGCCGAACGGCACTTCAAGGATGACGCGAAATGACCGATCTGATTTGGGAAGGCGAACGCGCGCCGCTGGCAAAGGCCCTGGTGGCCGCTCAGAAGGCGACCGAGGCCGTTAAGAAGGCCAGCACTAACCCGGCTTTCAAGTCCAAGTATGCCGACCTGTCTGTAGTGGTGGAGGCCGTCGTTCCGGCCCTCAATGCCGCTGGCGTCAGCGTCCTGCAATTCCCGGCGTTCAACGGCGAGCTTGTCAGCGTGGCGACGACGCTGTTGCACGAAAGCGGCTCATCGGTCACGGCGACCCTGCACCTTCGCCCGTCCAAGCTGGACCCGCAGGGCGTGGGTTCGGCCATCACCTACGCCCGGCGCTATGCGCTCATGGCGATGACAGGAGCCGCGCCCGAAGATGACGACGGCGCTGCAGCTAGTGGCCCGCGTGACGCCGCCCCAGCCCGTCCGGTTCAGCCTCCCGCCGCGCCAACATTGGCCGAGCGCGCTAACCGGCTGGAATCCGCCATGCGTGCGAAGGCCGGTCAACCGGAGGCGGTGCAGAAGGTGTTTGACCAGGGCGCATCGCTTTGCGCGGAGCTTGACCAGAAGTCGCCCGAACGTCTCGCCGAACTTGAGACGCTGTTGAAGATGCTGCTGGCCGTGCCGGAAGCCGTCCCAATGGCCGCAGAATGAGCGCCCCATCCTACAGCCTGGAACGGGCTACAGCCGCCGCCAAGGCCCTTGCCGACGCCATCCGAACAGCCGACGCCACGGCAGAGGATGACCTGATCGCGGACATGATCGAGGGCGAAGGGGACGCAATGGCGGGCGTCTCCCGCCTGCTGCGCTGGATGGCCGAGCGCAATGCCTACATTGCCGCGCTTAAGGAAGCCGCGTCCGATATGGCAGAGCGCCGCAAGCGGTTTGAAGAGGGTGTGGATACAGCCCGCGCTGCACTGGCGACGTTCATGGACACGGTAGGGCTGACCAAGCTGGAACGCCCGGAGGCGACCCTATCGCTTCGCCCGGCTGGTCCGTCTGTCGTCTACGGCGCCGACTTTAACGCGGAGGCTCTGCCCGAGGAATTGCGCCGCTGGAAATGTGAAG